TTTGTATTAAAACTAGCGCTAGCGTGGGAGTCGTCATGGAATGGACATTTAATGTTTATTTGTCCACTAGTTCTACGAACTGTTGCCCCGTAGTGCTCTAGCACCATTACTATGTCTGGTAAATCATTATCAGAATACATCGCCTAACCTCAATACTAAATATGCATCATCAATGGACTTGCCTCTTGCTTTGATTACGACAGCAGGGAGTACGGTATCGCGGTCAAGGTTTCTTGCTTCCGCATAATGCGTTGCTTCGACTTGCGATTCCTTCGCCCAACCGCTAAGCGAAATAGCGTTGCCTGCCCCTGGGGCCTTGCATTCAAGTATGCCGATACTTCCGAAGAAGTCCGCCTTGATAGCGACATCGCCCTCATCCTTTGCGCCAGCTCTCGCCAAACGCTCGGCATCATAACCCCTACTACGAAACCAATCACGAATGTCTGTTTCAAAAGTTGCTCCTCTAGCCTTATGGCTTTTCCTAGTTGTCATGCGTTCTCTGGAATATCTTCTACATACATATACTCAGGGTTGAATGCTAACCAAGTCATTAGCGTTCCTCCTGCATCAGCGCGTCCATAGCGATTCTTGACTGATGCCACGCCCATCGATGTGCCAACCGTGCCGAGTGTACATATAAGGGCAGGTAACTGAGATACCTTGCCCTGTATGGCGCTTCTTGGCTGACAAGGTGTGCCAGGAATTGCTTCCGAAGTGTGATGTAGTACGACAATCGCTGCGTTAGTTGCCCTAGCAAGATATTTCAACTCCTTCATAATGGCTCGCATAGATGCGAACTCTTCGCCACCATCTGTGGCTACATCCATTAAATTATCTATAACAATCATTGAGGGGGCGCAACCCCATTGCTCTTCAAATGCTTGCACTTCTTCTGATATATCTTCCAGGGTTGGGGATGACTCAAATGACCATACGATATGACTACCCTTACGAAGGACAGCCTTAGTCCAACCCTCATCAGTATTCATAAGTTGCTCAACATCGGTCTGGCTCTTGCCAGATATCATAGAGGCTAAACGCATAGCCATTGTGTGAGCATTAGTATCTGCTGATATATACAGGGTTGGTACATTGGTCTTGAGTGCAAGTGCTAGGGCAAGTGTTGATTTACCTGCCCCTGGAGCACCCGCAAACATTGACACTTCTGAACGACGGATTATAATCTTGCTTGCCTCAAAGGCCCTAAAACAACTAGGGAGGGGTTCGCCACCAATACTGGCTTTCCCAACTGACCTGACTAGTGTACGCATTGTCCCCTCCTTAGTTAGTTAAAATGGAAATATCTCTGCTTGTTCTAGTTGGCTGGCTTGCACTGGTCCGCGCCCTGAGGCAGTGGACATACCCACATCGCGTATGGGTTTCCCGTCTTTGCCGAGATTCCCGACTTGTACTTCCGAGCCCCGTGAATACATGTCGGACTCGCTGCTCCTCCTGGTGCTGAGGAAGGGGGTGCTACCGATGCCTGGGGCGGAACTGAGGATGGCGCTTGCTCTGTGCCTACCGTTGTAGGCGGCGTCACCAAAGGGGCTGCTGCAAACGCTGCCTTAATCAGTGACTGAACTGCTGCAATCTGAGTAGAGTAATCTCCTGTGCCTTCAAGCAATACGGATAGTTCATCCGCACTTTGTGCTCTTACGTTAATCATTGGACCATTTGGTATCGTGTAAGATACCTGTAACTTCCAGTCTTCATTAGCCATTTATTTATCCTTCTTTGTAGAGAATTGACAGTGTGCTGTGAGCCCACAGAGATACTGGCAATTGTTTGTGTTGGGCAAGAATATACCTGCCTTTCGTGCTTTATCAAATTGTTCTATCAAATACTCCATCTTGTCAAAGGTGTATTGAGATAAATCAACCATCTCCACAGTATTGCTACCGCGAGACATGTAGTAATTACCCCACTTGATTTCTATACCGAAGGCTTGTTCTAGCCCTAGTTTATAGAATCCAAGTTGTAGGCTACTTGCTGGTGTTTCTTTTGAGGTTTTGAGGTCGACAATGACAAGTTGCCCATTGACTTCAAACACTCGGTCGAGAATCATTTTGATAGGTACTCCAGCCACGACGGGAGTCAGCGCAAGTTCAATTGCTGGCTCGCCGTCTGGAGTTACCCATATCTTCCAATGAGGGTTCGCCTCTCTCCAAGCGATGTAGTTCTGTACCCACATTGGCCCTGTATTCTGCCAAAAAGTAACATCTTCCTTGTTAGGGTTAATCTTGGTAGAGCGACCCGCCACTCTAGCGTTGGTTAGGTCTAAGTCTCCCTTGCACTCTACCCAAGCTTGGTCCCATAATTCTCTTACTGGGTCTTGCATCATATGGTTGTCCTGTCATAGTTCTCACAGGCTAGGTGGAAGGCAGAACCACCGACGGACCAGACCGATGGCTCTTCCTTCTTGTTGAGTAGCCGCCCCAAATAGTACTGATAGCCACACGCCACATAGGTGGTGAATGCTGAGTAGGATATATGCTCTGGTAGTGTATATTCTTCTAGTTCGATTGACATAGGAAAAGTTTAGCAGAAAGTTGGGTTTTGTCAATTGTTTGATTGGTGTAATAAGTTGACAATAGCCGAAGGCTATGAGTATAATTGATATATAAGATAATATATATAAAAGGCTTTCAGCCTTTATAATATATAATAGATTATAATATATATTAATATCTAAGGAGTACTATGTCAAGTGAAATATTCTGGGCTGTGTTTTTCGGAGCCTCTCTAGGAACCCTGCTAGTCCACCTAGTTCTATCCGTCATAGACGAGTATCGTTCCAGGGTAGAACATAAGAGAATCCATCTTATGTTAGACCATCTGGAAGATGCTGAATTTGAGGACTGGGAAGACGCTGATTAAACCCTAGTCATATCGTGAGAATGACAAAAGAACCCCTCGCCCTAGTATAATCACTAAGGTAAGGGGTTCTAGTCGTTCTAAGGGGCCTTCTGGGCCGTTTTAAGGGCTATTCTGCAGGTGTATCAGACCCTACGCCGTATTCCTTTTCAGCCTTATCTGCCCATTTGGCAGCAGGTGCAGCAAGAGCACCGATAAGGACAGCATACTCAGGTGCTATGTTAGCAGCCAAGGCTATACCCATAGTAATAGCAGATGCTAGAACAGCGCGGACATAAGACTTGAAAGCAGCCTTAGTCTTTGGGTTCTTTAGTTTTGCGATTAGGTCTTTCATTATTTTCTCACCTTCGGTGTAGTTAGTTTCATCTTGGCGATTCTCGCCTTGACTTTTGACGGTGTTTCTATTATCTCAAAGTGCATCTCATCTTTCCAACCAGATTTATAATCCCCACCCCATCTGATGCCATACTTCTTGGCAATCCTGCGGAGTTTAATTGTCTTCTTAATGGAGAATGTTCCTGACTTCTTCCAAGGATGTAGGGTTGCATCTATATCTATAGCAGTACCGCTAGCGTGGTTGGAGTAGTCCTTTTGATTTGGGATGAGTGCAAAGTTATAGCCCCAGTCATCATATGTCCCTACATCTATCTTACTAATTTTCTTATGAAACTCTGCTGCAAAGTTAATCAAGATTGGTGCTACTGCAGATGCAACGGCAAAGTGACGGGTAGTTCCAGGCACGATAAAGTTCTTAACACCTATGGCATTCCTATCATCACTAGCGGTCCAACCGTTCTGACTTTTAAGTGACATCTTCTACCTCTTATGGTCAATCAATATATCAATGACTTCATCTAGCCTACGTTCTAGGCGATTCACTTGGTCCTTGAGACTTCCGCCTCCATTAGGTCGGAGTTCATATAGGTAATGCTTAACCATCCATCTTATTGTTCCAGCGAATGCTGTTACTATTGCAATGATGGCTAAGGCAAGTGAAGCCCAGTTCATAATTGTCATTATACTGTCCTAATAGTTATGTCAATGACTCCACCAAAACCATCAAAGCGTTTATCAGGTGGTGTCATACGAGTGAATGAGGTCTGCTCAATAACAACTTGGCGTTGCTCGCCAGTAGTCAGGTCTTGCCAGATAAGCACATCGCCGTTACTTTCCAACTCTTCAAGACCTAAGAGCCTAGCCAGTGCCTTACCTTCGTAACCAACTTGAACATTGTATCTATCTGTTTCAACATCAAAGCAATAAACAGGGAAGCGCATAATGCGTTGACGTGGTGTTGCGATTGTTGCCTTAGCCTGGTATCCTTTAAAGATAGGACCAGTTGATGTGACTGTTGCATCACGATTAAGAATAAATTTATAGGCTATATATTCCTGGGCTGTTTCAGGTTTAGTGGTTTCAATTTCAATTGGAAGGATTGTCGCGTCGTAGGTGATATGGTCATACTCAGTTCCATCTTTGTCCACAGTTTCAAGAGTCATTGAACCAGAGGTGTAATCACCACGCGCTAGTAGGCGCTTGTAGTTCTTAGGCTCTAGTGTTCCGTAGCGGATGTTACCTGTGGTTATGTGGCCAGATGAAATAAGTGTTGATTCATCTTCAACATAGATAGCACCATCAACTGCACCTGCGTTGCAAGTAACAAAAGCTAGTCGATTAGTATCACCAATAAATGCACAGCCTGTAGTCTGATGACCAGTAATACCTGCAAAGTAAATGTCATTAGCATAGGCAAAACGTAGTGTTTCTAGTTCATTACTAAGGTCAATGCGGATTACTCCAGGCTCACCATCAACACCAGTAGCACACCATACATAATGGTCACGGGCTGCAAAGTCATAGCAAGGTTGGGTTGTCTCTACAATAAGTGGACCATAATCAAGTGAGCCATCTTGGTCTGATACTGCAGCAACGCGGATACCCTTGTTGGTTCCTATCATCATATGACCAAGGTAGTAATAAATTTTGTGAACTATCTCACCAACTGGTAATTCTGCTGCTACTACTGCTGATGTTAGCGTAGGCATTATACCTGCTGTGGATAGTGTGAACTTTTGAATAGTTGATTGAATACCGTTGTATCCAGCAATGTAGATAGCAGGACCTGATGCTGTAATAGATGTATAGACGTGAGTAACAGTTGGGTGAGTATACACGGGAGTTGGCTTAGCGACAGCAGATGTAGCAAACTCATACACTTTATTATCAGCACATAGGATGATTCTGTCTTTGACATATTCCATAGTGGCATTAGCCACTGTTCCAATTTCATCAAACATTACTACATCACCAGCACCAGCCACACCAGTAAGAGCCTTCTTATAGACAGTCTTCTTGGTTGCTGTATTGGTAATCCAATAGGCAAATGTTCCGTCATCACATATAGCATAAACAGGTGAGTTAATACCAGCGTTATAATCAATGAAATGAACTGGAGTTCCTGGGTCATCTACTGAAATCTTATCAACATCATACTCATCGTGTAGTAATACACCAGAGTCAGTTCCCCACTTGATAGAGCGTAGGTGTTGTTGAACGCTAAGGTTAGCGCCAATAGGACCATTAGTATCATGACCAGAGGTGCAGGACTTAAGTAGTGTTGCCTGTCCCTTGGTCCAGACATCTACACCCTTGCTATCAGCAAAGCGATAGTGACCTACCTCATCGGTAGTAGCAGGGTCAAAGAATTTAATTCCTGTTCCAGAATGAAACGACATCTGACTTCTAATCCACCAGCCAGTTAGCGATTGCTCCCCTGGCTCAGTCTGATTATCAAATTGTTCCTTGCGGAATGGAGCAGTCTGACGGATGTAAGGACGTGCATCATTGATGGCATAGAAGAATGGTTGTCCACCGATTGCTACATCGTATGATTCATTTGTATTCTGCCAGATTCTTCCATCAGATACAATACCTATGTCAACTGCAATCGCACGTTCGGCACGACCTTCGGTAATATCACGACCTGCCACGTATGCTCCTTAAATTATTGATGCTTCTATTTCGTCTACTGAATCGTCAATAGTTCGTTGTATATCTGAGGTTTCGTAAATCATTTACTCAGCAGGTGCAGTAAACACACCATCAGAATATGTATAACCAATACTTGCTGGGTTGCTATCTGTATATTCAATACAGGTCTGCCCAGTTGCTTCTTCTGCAACTTCTAAAGAAGGTGCATCAATAGTATTAATTACTTTAGTATCAAGTATTACTGCAAATGTAGCCATTTATATCTCCTTTTACCAATAAACTAACACAGCGCCAACACCGCCAGCGCCACCTGAGCCTGCTCCTTGACCACCAGCACCGCCACCACCGCCTGCTCCACCAGTCATACCAGCAGCATTTCCTGCTATTCCAGCACCACCATTAGAGGCAGTTCTACTAAATCCAGTAGATGCGCCACCAGTTCCAACGGAACCATTGTTGTAAGCACCACTACCAGCGCCACCGCCAGCAAAATATCCTGCTCCTCCTGCAGCGCCTGCAGTGCCCGATGATGGACCAGCACCACCATTATAAGCACCGCCACCACCGCCAGAACCACCTAGGCTTAAACCACCAGCACCACCAGGATTACCATAAGTTCCACCACTACCACCAGATGCAAAAACAACGGTAGAAGCAAATATTAATTTACCACCTACTGCGCCTGATGCGTTATTTCCACCGCCAACACCACCAGATGCTTGCAAAGGAACAGCAGATGAAACATAAGTATTACCACCAGAAGCATTGACGCTACCACCTGCACCAATAGTTGCAGTAGAAAATGATGGAACCCAACAACATATAGCACTAGCACCACCGCCGCCGCTATTAGCGTTACCACCACCTTGTCCTCCACCACCGCCTCCGCCAATCATTACAACAAATACATTGTCTGGCTGTCCAGTAATACCTGTTGTTGTGGTTGTGTAAGTATTACGAAGTGTTAAATCAGTTGGAATAAATGGTTGAGGTATAAATGAACTTGGACTAGATGCTGCTACTGGTGCAGGAAATGTATTAATACCCATTACGCTATCTCCACTCCGCTGATATGAAAGTCAATTGTTGTTGCAGATGCAAAACCCTTAATAGTCTGGGTTGTTTCAAGGACTTGCTTTAAGTCAATATAGACAGTTGAGTTTGCTGCAATTGTTGTAGTTGTATGGAGGTCAACATCATTAAGAAGTAGAGTGAATGTGCCAGCAGATGCAGCGGTATTAGCCACTGCTATGTTGGTAATTACTGTAGTTGTTGCTGATGGGACTGTGTATAATGTTGCAACAGATGTTGCTGCTGCTTCTCTTACTAGAGCCTTACTTGTTGTAGCCATTAGTTACTACGCCTTTCGGTTAGAGGGAATCCATCACGTCAGCGATGACGAGTGGGGTTAAATCAACTGCAGCAACTGCTGCTGCTACTTCTGAGTCAGTTGCTAATACTGTGGCTGAACCAGCCAGTGTTGCTAGGTCACGTGCTTTACTCATTAGTTATCCTTACTTAGATAGTGCTGCGATTTCCTCGGCTGTTAAACCAAGGGCTGCTAACTTAGCCTGTCCTGCTGCCTTGGCTGCAGCAACTGCTGCTGCCTCTGCCTCTGCTGCTGCTTGCTGGTCTGCTGCTGCTAGTGCAGCAACTTCTATTTCTGCAATCTCAGCATCGGTTAGTTCTATAATAGAAGTTTCCCCTGTTGTGCAGTTGACTTCCACGCGTGTTGGTCTTGTCATTGTTTTCTCCTTATGAGTTCTTGATACCGTATAAATAGAAGGTTGAGTATTGAGCGAAGTTGCCCGCGTTGGGCGTAAATGTAATTATATTTATTGCAGAAGTGTTAGAGGATAGACCTGCGTCCATAGCCAAAACTGCCGCAGGTGCATTATATTCGCTGGCAGAATCAATACTAAATGATTTAGCAGTAGAGCCTGTATAATTTGGAATGTATATGTCGTTATTTGAGAATGTATTTGCAGTAGAAGTTGCTAATGGAAAGTATTGCAAATCAGATTGTGCTTGCGCCGATTGACCATAACTTGCAGCAGTTGTTCCATTGCTTGTGTAAACCATTTTTTCAGAATAACCACTTGTGCTAACTGTTCCATTACCAACTTGCATTTTTAAGTTAGTATTAGTGTAAGGACCAGTTCCTCTAGCACTAATAAAAATTCTAATATCTGTATAAGTTTGCGGAATACTTGAGAATGTAACGCTTGAAGCAGATGTGCTTAAAGTCTGAGCCTCTATAAGTTCGTATGTATTAGCCATTATGCCGCCTTGATTCCGTAAAGGGTAAAGGTTGAACCTGCAACAAAGTTGTTAGTTAAGAATAATTCAATATAATTTATTGCACTTGTGCTTTGCCACAACATAACCGCAGCAGTAACATTTCCAGCAGAATTGTTATCACGCATCAAAACTGTTTTGTAAGTTGTTGTATTTGAATAGTTCATAATATTAAATATAGTTGTAACTCTTGCTGATGTAGCAGGATAAGTTGCAAAGATAAAACCAGTTTGGCTGGTTTCTCTGTAACTTGTTGCAGTTGTGCCTGTTCCGTAGACTTGAGTATTAGAGTAGCCAGTTGCACTTGCGCTGCCATTACCTACCCTTATACGTGGATAATCAGTTCCACTATTAGAGTTTCCAGAACACACTAAAACTAAATCTGTGTAACTACCAGAAATACTAGAAAAGGTTATTGTTGAAGTTGAACCGCCACTAACTGTGTAAGTTGCTATCGGTTCGTAAGTTGTTGCCATTGTTATCCCTTAATTCCGTAAAGTGCTAATGATGAGTATTGGTTTAGCAAAGTGCCTGTTTGTGGCGCAATAACTATTGAAGTAATAGCAGAAGTAGACATCCATAAACCTGAGTTAAAGAACAACGCGCCGCTTCCGTTCAAATCCACACCACTCAAAGTTCTATGTGTTTTGTATTTATTATTATTGGCGTAATCCAAGATGTCGCAGGTAAATGCTCCAAAGAAATTTGTGTTTGCATTACCAGCAGTTCTAGCGATAACGGTAAAACTTGTAGAAGTTACGTTATCTGATAAGGCAGAAGCGCCATTACCAATCAATTCGTGATAAGTATAATTGCTTGCAGTATCTCCGTTAAATTGAACTTTTATTGAGTCAACACTTGAAGATGTGCGGTTTGTTTTGCTAATTCCTCTAATTTGCAGGTGAGTATAAGTGCTTGGAATAGAACTAAAGGTTACATTGGCAGCACCGCCAACACCAACAGTAACAGTTGAAATAGATTCATAGGCTCCCGTTTCTAAGTGCCCTGATATCTGAGAAGCCATTATTCCTAAGATTGGAGTCATTAGGCAAGGTCACCTATTACTGTGAATACATTGCTTGCTGTGCAGATAACTGTGCAAGCAGAATACTGTGCTCT